ACCCATCTGCTGGTGAAACAATTGCACATCGTTTTACAGATAGCAAAGGTGTTGATGTATGGACTAAAGGTCAAGTAACACTACTTAAAGATACTGCTACTACACACTATACAACTGGTGCAATACAAGATAATGGCAGAACAAGTCAAATTGCTCGCTCTATTGAATATGGAACAACCGAAGGCATATTACTTTGGGATGAGTACGATGTAGATAAGATTTCAACAGATGGAACTGTTACACACTTCTTAGATTACGCAGCGGGAACTGATTATCCTGTTCACGCTATATGCGATGATGGCACCTATGCTTATTGGATTACCAATGTTTTAAATACTGGAACTCCAAGATTACGTGTATATAAAAAACTATTAACTGGCGTCTCTGGTGCTGGTGATACACTTATGATTAGCGACAACGGTATTACTGTGACTAATGCAGTAATGGAATATGTCAAAGACCGTATTGTTATGTGTATCAACAATAAGATATATGAAATATCTTCATCCGCAACCGCTCTCCCAACTGCCGTCTATACACATAGTGATACTGATATTGTATTCTCAAGCATTACCGCCTCTGGTCCCGCAATCTATGTGGCTGGCTACAGTGGTACTCAATCAAGCATATTCAAGTTTACCCTTAGCACTGCTGGTGTTATGCCTACTCTTACTACTGCTATTACTGCAGCAGAGATGCCAGTAGGAGAAGTTATCCACAAGATTTATTACTATCTAGGTTATATGATGATAGGAACTAGCAAGGGCATTCGTGCCGCTACAGTCTCCGATCAAGATGGTTCAATCAGCTATGGCCCACTCATTGTGGAAACTACTCAACCTTGCTATGACTTTGCAGCAAGAGATAGATTTATATGGTGCGCTACTGGTGTAGGCGGAGCGCCAGGAGTTATCCGTATTGATCTAGGCAATGAAATAGAAGCACTACGTTTTGCCTATGCTAACGACCTATACGTAAGTGACATCTCAGGATACAAGACAACAACCTGTGCATTTGCTGGTACAACTAACCGTCTAGTATTTGCTACTACCGCAGTCAATGCTGGTTCAATAAATAACAAGGCTCTTACTTCCAATGTTGCAACCCTTACTACTGCTGCAGCACACGGCTTAGCCGTTGATGATGAAGTATGGGTAGAAGGTGTTGATGCTACATTCAATGGTGAGTACACGGTTACTGGTGTGCCAACTACTACTACATTTACCTATGCTAAGACCGCATCCAACGTAACCTCTACTGCTGTATCTCCAGTCGGCAAGGTTAACAAGGTTGGCAGTATTAACATTGAAGCAGAATCAACATTAACATCCACTGGTTCTATAACTACTGGTTACATCCGATACGGAACACTAGAACCTAAGAACTTTAAGCGTCTTCTTGGACGCGGTGACTTTACCTATGGCTCTATGGTTCTAGAAACTGTAGACAAAGATGGTACAGAATATGACCACATCACATATGATGGAACTGTTAGTCCAATTGAAGTCACCACATCTACACCAGCAACTGCTCAAGAGTATGTTGCATATAAGTTTATCTTAAGTCGTGATACTACAACAACAAGTTTAGGTCCTGTATTCAAGGGCTATCAAGCAAAGGCTACTATAGCAACTCCACGTCAGCGCGTAATGCGCTTTCCTGTCTACTGCTTTGATGTAGAGACAGACCGTTACAACACATTGGTTGGCTTTGAAGGCAGAGCATCTGAAAGAATCAGACTGCTAGAAGAGATAGAAGAATCTGGTGACGTACTTACGTGGCAAGATTTGACTACTGCTGAGTCACGTCAAGCAATCATTGAGCAAATTACATTCACCCGTATGACACCACCTGACAAGCGATTTGATGGCTTTGGTGGAGTTATCGAAATAACCATAAGGACAGTATAATGACATACACTAACTGGGCATCGCTTATCGTCGCCCTTATCGCTATCGTTACAGCATTCGCTGGCTCAGTACGGTGGCTAGTTAAGCACTATCTCAATGAACTTAAGCCAAATGGTGGCAGTTCAATGAAAGATTCTGTCATAAGACTTGAGGAAAAAGTAGAGATTCTTTACCAAATCTTGATTCAAAAAAAGTGAGCAACAATGACTATTGCCAAGACTGCGACTCCCGCTGCCAAGTCTGTGCTCCGACAAGCAACAGCGTTGAGACCGAAGAGGAAGACAGCATCCGATGGGCTGCTCCCATCTAAAGCACACATAGCGCAGAGTCCCAACTCAGACCACAATACAGGCTTTGCCGTAGATTTGACTCACGATAAACTAGGTGGGATCAACTGCCACGAAGTTTATGAGCATTTAAAGTCAGATAAGCGTGTGAAGTATTTAATCTTCAAGGGTAGGATTTGGTCATCCGAAAAAGGTGACAGAGAATATACAGGTTCTAATCCACACAACAAGCACATCCATATTTCAATCAAGGACGCCTGTGGGAATGATACTTCCCCTTGGTTCCCTTGGTTAGGTAAAGCAACAGTTGCCAATAAAGTAAAGGCTGCCGTTAAACCCCTACCAAAGAAAGAAGCAAAATGAAAAACCTATTCAAACTAAGCGACAAAGATGTTGCTGCTGTTAAGTCATACCTTCGTGCCCTGCTCGCTGCAGGAATCACAATGGGTATCGCTTTGCTAACAGACCTACGTCCTGAGTATGCTGTTCTCATCGGCGCATTGGCTGCACCACTGGCTAAATGGGCAGACAAGAACGAAAAAGAATACGGACTCGGCTCAGAATAATACCGATTTCAGGGGCCTAGCAGGCCCATAGAGACAAGAAACCCCCTTACCTTAGGTACTTACCTAGGGCGAGGGGGTCTTTTGTTGTTTTAGATCTCTTCGTCTAGCCACTCATCTAGCAAATCGCGATATCGTTCCTCGCGTTTCCTGAAGATAAAACTTTGTACTCGATCAATGACCTCGTATAATAGATCACGAATCGCTAGAGCAAGTAGAGCACCAATGACGATCTCAAGCATAGTTATCCCCTTATAATATATATTATATATATTATATAGACCCTCCATAGAGGGTCTTATATAGTATATTATATACCAGTATACACATACAATCCGATAAGTACAAGTTTTGTTAAACTTTGCACAACAGTCCTGATGGTGTATACTGCGGTTATGACAATTGAACTTGAAGGGTATGAGATACCCGAACACATCAGCTACTCAGCACTGACTACCTACATTGACTGTGGGTATATGTACTATCTATCAAGACTACTATCCATACCCGAGCAACCATCTGTGTGGTCCGCAGGGGGTAAGGCATTCCATTACGCAGCAGAAATGTGGGACTTAGAGAATGAGTAATACATACTGGGATCTTGCCTGGCTCAAGGAAACAAAAGACTTAGACCTAAGTAAAGCACGGGTAGGTGGTCGATCTACCAAGGCAAACCCTGACAAAGAAGATGCCGTATGGTGGGAAGCAGAAGGTTCCAAGTGGGTAGATAGTTACATCGCTTGGCGCAAGAACAATCCTAACTGGAAAATCTGGAAGACACCTGATGGTAATCCAGCAATCGAGTTAGCGTTGATGCCTGACTTTGCTGGCGTGCCAGTCAAGATGGTGATTGACAGGGTGTTTGAAGTCGATGGACAACTTGTTGTTGTTGACTTGAAAACCTCTCAACAAACCCCTTCTAGTGCGCTTCAACTTGGTTTCTATAAGGTGGGACTTGAAAGAGTCTTTGGGGTTGAAATCAATTTGGGTACATACTGGATGGCACGTCAGTCAGGCACAAGTTCGATGGTTGATCTATCAACCTACACTGGTGACAAGATGGACTACCTTGCACAAAACTTTGATAAAGCCAGAAAGTCTGGTATATTTCTTCCTAATACAAATAACTGTCAGTATAGATGTGGTATGACCGCTCACTGTCAGTTCTCAACGAAAGTAGAAAAATAATATGGCAACAGAAGACTGGAAGTTACAAGTATCATACAAGACACCGTCGGGTGATATGATCAATGTCCGTGCTAATACCGCTGATGAACTCAGTGTATTGCTAGAAGGTATCGGCGACTACTCTGTGCAGATTGCTGCAGTTCAACGGTTAGTTGTTGGTGCATACAACACAGCCCCTTTGGGGACCACGCCTTCAACTCAAAACACAGCGCCATCCATCTCCTCCGCTCCAACCCCAGTGTCGCCAGTTACAGGTACCGCTTCACCGACTTGCGTTCACGGAGCACGGATCTTCCGTCAGGGAGTGAGCAAGACAACAGGAAAGCCATACGCATTCTGGGCGTGTCCAACACCACAGGGGACACCAGACCAATGCAAGCCAGTCAACTAGTACAGCAAGAGTTAATGTAAGATGAGTCGTAGTCACCGCACCACACCAAGTCGGTGGCTGCGACTTCTCTTTAGAGAGGGGGAGAAATGCGTACACTTGTCAGAAGTGTTGGTCGTGCCAGTATCGGTGGAGAGCCGTTGCCTAGTTGCTTTAAGGCCTTTGAAAACAACAAGATTATTATCAGGCGATCTGAAGTATCAATGTTTGCAGCAGCGCCAGGTGTAGGTAAATCTACTCTTGCACTTGCTTTAGCATTAAAGATGAAAGTTCCAACTCTTTACATATCAGCAGATACCAATGCACATACAATGGCTATGCGCTTAGCATCTATGATCTCAGGTAAGAGTCAGAGCGATGTAGAAAGTTTAATGAACACCGACCAAGGCTGGACACGTGCAACACTTGCACGAGGTAGCCATATCGTATGGTCATTTGAATCAGCACCAACACTACAAGATATTGATGAAGAAGTACAAGCCTTTGAAGAACTATGGGGATGTGCACCAACACTTATTATTGTAGATAACTTAATGGACGTAGCCACCGATGGTGGCGAAGAATTCGCATCTATGCGTGCGATTATGAAGGAGTTGAAATATCTTGCCCGTGCTACAAATGCGGCTGTCGTTGTTCTCCATCACACTTCTGAGGCTGTTACTGGGTCTCCGTGTCAGCCACGCTCTGCTATCCAGGGTAAGGTTGCTCAACTTCCAGCTCTTATATGCACACTTGGCGTTGTTGGAACTTCAATGGGTGTTGCACCTGTCAAAAACAGATACGGCAGAGCAGACGCAGGCGGAACACTAATGACTTGGGTTGCATTCAACCCTGAGTATATGTTTATCGATGACATTCCAGAGAATGTATAACTATGACCACACGTAAATCTCATAAGGCAAGAGGGGCAACATATGAAACAGACATCAAGGACTGGTTTAGAGCAAATGGATACGACGCTGAACGACTTGCTCGAACAGGTGCAAAAGATGAGGGCGACGTTGTTGTCCGTTCGGACTTCCTTGGTAGCATTGGGGTTATCGAAGCCAAGGCACCAGGTGCAG